TGATCCAGGCTTGCTCCAATCCCAAGGTTTGTCGCTGTCTACATTAATGTCCGGGGCTACTTGAGGCGGCACAGTAACTTTAATATCATCACCATCGGCTGTTCCTGCAACATTTTTGTTTACTGTGCCAGCACTAGGTTTAGCACTCCAATCTTTCTTATCTTTCTTTTTAGTAGGAGCAGGTTTAACATCATCTTCACTACCAAACAATCCACCTACTGCGTCTGCTGCACTGTTAAACATACCGTCAACAAAATCGCTTGCACGATCCACCCAACTTGGACCGCTTTTATCAATACTGCCAGCACTAGGTTTACTAGTTGTACCAGTGTAGTAATCATCGTCTGCTGCGCTTGTGCTTGGACTTGTACTAAAGTCTTTAATATTATCAACTTGACCTGTTACAGGTTTTCCTGTGACTTTACCCATGTCTTTGTATGGTACAAAACCTCGTTTTTCTTTGCTCAATGCTCCGCCTGCATCAGGGCTTACTTTGTATGTTTTACCGCCAATAGTTACTACTGTTCCATCTTTTAAACTTGGTAATGCTTTTTTAGCATTTGCTTGATTGTCAAACCTAGTAGTATTACTTGCAATTACATCGCCTATCTTTTTTTGAATTTCTTGTGCTGTTTCTTTGCGGCGTAACATACCATTTTTATCTTTTACATAGTCACCGGGTTGTGCTGGCTTTGTGCCTGTAGTGCTACCGCCTGTCATCCAATCCCATGCACTTGATAATGCACTTGCTATAGGAAAGGCTACATCACCTACTTTACTAGGATCTTTAGGAAGTGCGCCTGCATCCTGTCCTTGTTTAATTTGTTTTGAAAATTCATTTGCTTGTGATGGATTACTTTTAATCCAACGATCAATATTTCTTGCTGTTTCTGGATTACTTGCAACCATTGCTCCGCCTGCAGCAAGCAGTGCTAGAATATAAGGAGCAAGAGCAACTACTGCTACTTCGTCAATACGCTGTCGAGGTTCTTTAAACTCTCTTAGTCTCATTACTTGCTCCAATTCTTAACAGCACTGAAGTTGTTTTTACTAAACTCCATGCGGTCAACTAATTTAACGGCACCACTGTCTGTGCCAATAGCAACAAAACCTTCTGGGTTTGTTACAGTATAGCCTGTGTCTGTGCGGATAAGTGATTTAATACTATCTACTTTATTCAACTTATTTATAAGCATATTTTTCAGCGCAATGATGTCTTTGTACACTGCAAGCGCACTGGCAATACCTGTCATGTTATCATTGATAAACTTGTTTTGTGCAGCAATCTTATCTGTACGACTTTTTACTGCAGGTGCCGCTGGGTCTTGATTCTTTAGTTTTGCAATCTCTTTTTGTATGTAATCGTTGTACCACTGTGTAAAGTCTGTGGCAAAACTCTGTGCATCATCTATTTGTGTATCACCACGTTTAATTCTTGCATTTACATACTGCATAAGCAGTGCTTTGTAGTCGCCACTAACTGCCGCAAAGTCTGCAGTTTTAAGTGCGCCTGCTGCAGCATTTAGCCCTTGTAGTATTTGTTTATTTTCTTGTTGTGTGAGACTTGCTTGTCCACTTAGGTCTTTGTAGGTCGCATCGTCAAACCATACTGCGCTGGTCTTGTTTAGTTCATTTACATCTGCACCAAAACTTGCAGTCATTTCTGGCACACTATCACCTGTGTAAGTTGTATGGAAGATAATGCCCATCTGACTTGCTGCAATACGCTTGCCTAGTTCACTGCTTTTAGGAACAGCGTAAGCAATAGTGTTAGGCTGGAACACCCAACTTGACTCGCCGTCAATGTCAGCAGTTTCTAGATCACTTTTGGTATACATCATGTCGCCTTGCAGCACACCTTGTATACCCAAGCCTGATAGCAGTTTAAGTGCCACTGCAAGTTTTTCACGAATGCCGCCTTCATAGCCATACTTGTCAAGGTCTGCAGTGCTTTTTATGAGTTTGCCTGTTTTGCTAAACACGCCTTTAGTACCAACAAAAAACTTGCCATCGCTTGGATCTATACCAGCAAATATAGCAGGAGCACCGTCCCACTTTACAGTAATGTTTCCACTGTCGCCGCCATTCTCTAGCATGTCACGCACACTGTTAATGTACTGCAGCGCACTCTGCGCACCCTGTTTGCCTTGAAGAAATACTAGATCTTCAATATGCTCTAGGTGAGTATTTTTACCTTCAGCAGCCTCGGCTACTATTTCTCTGAAGCGCATTTGCTTTCGTTGACTTTCCGAATACCTCGTACAAAGCGTTTACTATCCTGATGTTTAATACTGTTTAACAGTCGACGTTCTAAGTCTCCTGCCACATCGGCATCATAATGCTTGTGCATTTCATTAATAAGATTGATTGCGCTCTCTATCACGTTAGTTGCTCGACTTTCCATTACATGCTGTCTATCTCGTTCGACAATCATGCTGTTTAGTTCGTGTAGTATACTACGGGTCTGTTTACGCATGGTTTTTATCCTATCGTTTTTAGTATTTATCGGTTAAATACAACATTACATATTGTAACATGGAGAGAGAATATGTCAAGTATAGAGAACCCTGGGTTGCACTTTGCAACTCTGGCTAAAGTAGCCTATCTAACACAAGCAGACAGCAAGCCTGCAGTACACACACTTGGATATACAAAGAGTGTACTTGTAGATCACAAAGGTGCAGAGTGTTTGATTGTGGAAAACAGTGAGCGTGTTGTGCTTGCATTTAGAGGCACAGAGCCAAAAGAGTTTAGTGATATCAAAGCAGATCTAAAAGCGTGGAAGCGTAAAAGTAAAACCTGGGGCATGGTGCATGCAGGATTTTATGAGTATTTAGGTCGTATCTGGGAACAGGTAGAGGCATACATTAGTACACCTGCTCGTAAGAAAAAAGCACTTTATATTTGTGGACACAGTCTGGGTGGTGCAATGGCAGCACTAGCAGCAAGTCGCTTGCAGGATCGTGTTGTTGCTTGTTATACATATGGTCAACCTCGTGTAGGCGGGCGTGTATGGGCTGCTAAATGTACGTTTGAGCATCATAGATATGTAAACAACAATGACATTGTGCCGCGTGTACCATTTGCTGCTATGGGATTTCGTCACAGAGGCGAACTACACTACATCAACTACTATGGTTATATTCGTAAGATGACACCATGGCAGATCATTAAAGATGGATGGCGTGGTCGTATTCGGGCGTGGAGTAAACGTGAGTTCTTTGATGGTGCAAGAGATCACAGCATGGATTTATACGAAGCAAAGATTGCTAAAAATTAAATCCGTAATCTCGTCTATCAATACCTTTAAGTGAGTCTTGACGATCTAGTTCCTGGATCGTCTCTTCGCCTATTGGCATATTAGGATCAAAGTAAGGTGGATGTTTTACTTCATTAATGATATAAGGTAATTGTTGTTCGTTAAACCAGTCAATAGTTTTTTGTTTATAAGGTAAGTTTATGTTAGTTAATGTATAACTTACACTCAAGTCGCATTGTAAATCTCTAAATTTAGTTAAATTTTCTAATAGTTTATTCCACTGTAAAGGCCAACGTTGGTATTCAAAAACACGCTCGATACCATCAATACTCATACAAACTATCACACGTTTAAACTTTGCTAATATCTGCAGAAGTTTTTTGTTTATTTCAGCACTGCCGTTTGTTACAAGACTAATTACACAGTCCGGATTTAATTGTTCTAATATTTCTAGATTACGTTTTTCCACTAGTGGTTCTCCACCAACAAACTCTACAAATTTTGCAGTATCATAATGAATTTGCACATCGTCTATTACTTTATAATTAGGTTTGCGGTTCAGACTTTGCCATTTTGTACTATATTCTCCAGAGCACATAATACATGCTCCATTGCACAAATTGCTTGTGCCAACTTGATATATTGTAGGATTATACCCATCTCGTTCACACATAATTCGAATGTTTTGTATAGACAAGTCGTATAGTGTATCAGCTAACATATTTTGCTGGATACGTCGACTTTGCTGTGCATTTTCTTCTGCTTTCCAACATTTATTACAATCTTTGCTTTTAACACCATTTAATAAATCATACCTAATTTGTGTTAAATCGTAATTTTCTGGAAGCCAGCAACATACACGAGTTTCGCGATACCAATCCAGTTCTTTGCCTAACCATGGCTGTACACAAAATGTTTTACTCAAAATATTTTACCACTTCTGGAAATGTATCTCGCCAATCTAAATTTCTTATGCTATCCCAAAATTCACAGTGAGCTATCATTGATCTGTGTTCTGTGTAGTTCACCGAACTCAATAGTCCTGTTACTTGTGCATTTTTTATAGTTAGTGCAGATATAAGATCGTGTGGAGTCTTATTAATATCTAGTTCTCCCCAACAAGGATGAACATTTATTTCTACAGGATCTCCTAAACGGTTACTATTGAAATTATTAGTAACCCAATCTTCTAGTGTACTATAGTAATACACATTTAACGGATTAAGCGTATGATTAAATCTAAAAAGTGTATTGACCGGAGAAAGTTCTCGCATTGTGTTAAGATTATTAACAAAGTCTTGCCATTTAATGGGCCAACGTTGGTACTCAAACTGATCTTCTATACCATCGATGCTAACTTCTATTTTTACAAGTTTGAATTGAGACATCAAATCATACGCTTGCTGGCTTGGAACACTTTGTCCACTTACAGTATAATGTATTTCACAATCTTGTTTATTAGGAACTTGTTCTAAAAACTTGGTGTGTAGTTCATTAATAAACGGCTCGCCGCCCCAAAACTTTATTTGTTTTAACATACTAAAGTCGTTGGTAAACAAATTATCAAATTCAATTTGATCAAACATATAAGGAGACTGCTTAACTTGTATATTTTGTTTTTTAAATTCTTTGTGCCATTGACTACTACTGTCAGGAGCACATATTACACATGCTGCACCACAAACATTGTGTAGCATAATTTCTAAACTTTGTATTTTAGTATCACCATTTTTTACTATATCAAAACTACTATGCCTGTAACTAGATCCATTGCTGATTTCCAATGCACAACATGTTTCACAGCCAGGAGACCAATCTACAATGTTTCTGTATTGGTCTCTTGCTTTTTCTATGTTGTTGTATGATAAATCTGTAATTAAATTTTTGCTTTTGTACCAGCAACAAGGTGTTATATTATAGCCTGTTCCTTTTTTAGAAATGCTAACGCCATTGGTTAAAAACTTACAAAAATCACTCACTTTTTAGTCCCGCTAACATATCTTTGAGTTTACTGCTCTGCACACTAGCAGTTGGTGTACTAACATTGTCACTTGCTTCTACTACGCCGTTGCTCTTAATACGATTCATAATGTTACTGCCCGTAGTCTGTTGCGGTGCATCTTCATCTTCGCCTAGGTCTGTAATACGCAGACTTTCCAAGTTAAAGCCTAAGTCAATCTTTTGACCAACACCACTACTGCTACGAGTTTTCATTAACTGTATCTGATAGCGTCCACGCTCACGCATAGCACGACTTGTAAAGATACCAAAGACATTATCCGCTGTGTTAATCTTACTCAAGCCGCCTGAGATATGACTGTGATCGAATTCAATTTCATCCACTGCACCTCTGTTCAGCTGACTTGCTGTTACAAACACACAGTTAAGTTCTTTAGCCAAGTTACGCAGTTCTTCACTAACATACTTGTCTTTAACAAATAGATCACTTGGACTTACTTTAGCACTGACTGGCATAAGCAAATCCAAATAGTCAATAAGCAAGAAGTCTACACGCCAGCCATTTTTAATTTGCAGTTCTTTCAAGTACGCACGGATATCATTTACATTGCTTTGTGCTGGCATGTATTTGATCTGCAAGTTGCCTGCTTTCTTGCCCACCATCTTAACTTTCATTTCTACAGTGTCCAAGTCTTTGAATACTTCTTTAGTACTCACATTAGTAAGCATACTGTCAATACGCATGGCACTAAGTCCTTCACTAAGTTCCAAACTCAAATACACGCCGTTTAGTCCTTGTGTTACCCAGTTCACTGCTAGGTTCTGCATAAACAAACTCTTACCTGATCCTGATCCACCTGCAAAAATATTGAGTTCACCTTTGTTCATGCCACCAAACAGTTTACGATCCATAGCGGGCCAGCCTGTGCTGATCTGTCCGTTATTGTCCTTGAGAGCCATAAGTCTTGCTCTGGGATCTTCAAAGTAGTTTGTGCCCATGTCTTTTGTAAGACTGATCTGTACTGCGTCTTTGATGATCTTTTCAACTGGTTCATATTCGCCCTTCTCAAGTAAATCTGCACTCTTGAGAATGGCACGTTCTAGTTCCTGCCGCTTGGTGAATCCTTCAAACTCTGCGAGGAACCAATCATTATGACTTTCTGTAATCTCTGGAACAGGCTTTAGTTCAACACCTGTTACTGCACGAATCTGTTCGTGCGTAGGCAATGCGCCATGATCATCACTGTGCTGTTTAATAAACACTGCAGTATCATGTAAACTGCGATCAAAGTTATCTACATTGTAGATGTTTTGCACACGCACAAAGTTCTGTGCATCATGCAACATCATTTCTAGAAATAACTTTTGTAAGTCTGCTGTATATTCTTTACTCATTTATTTTCCCACATGCAAAAGTGCAATAGTCATAACGATTAGTTTGTATTGTACTATAGAAATTATCAAAAAGTCTAGCACATTCTACATAAGTTGTAGTTGCAATATTATATTTTTTACGATCTTGCCACCAATCTGACTTATAATAATATCTAAAATCATGTACATGACAACAACTCATAAACTGTCCACTGGCACTAATATACAATAGTTTTCTATTCTTACATTTTGGAATAATATCTCCACCTCCTGGTTGAATTCGTTCACTTGAAAAAACAAAAAATTCATCCATGCCTAGCTGTACACTAAGTTTTTTAGCAGACTCTACGCTTTCTGTATTATAATTAAAAGGAATAAACTGCCAGCGTGTTTGCACTCCTTGTGCTACTGCAATGCGTATTGCTGGTTCTATTTGATCCCATCGTGCATTTATCCTATATTCTGTAAAGTTATCAGGTGTTCCGTCTATAGCAAAATCTATTTTATCACGTTCATCCAAACACTTTATAAATTTTTCCCACCACTTTTTACTTCTTCCTGATCCACTGGTTGCTATTTGTATACTGTCAGTATATTTTTTGCATACTTTTACTAGACCTTCAAGATCGGGATGCATTAGTGCATCTCCGTAAGTGCCACACAGTAATATGCTTGTAAAATAATTACCTTGTAAAAAATGATCTAGAGCATCAACATCAATATCCTCAATAGGTAAAAACTTTTTACCAAAGTCTTTAATTAATATAGTCCTAGGACACAGTGGACATTTTACAGTGCATCTACTAGTAGGCTCGATATGTAAACTATCCAAGACGTTTCCTCATTAGATTAATTTTTAAACTCATTGTTTGCTTTGCATCAATAATACTTTTAAGTGTGAACAGTTTACCATAGCGAACAACTGCATCATTAATGTCTTTTACATCCGTTTCCCATTCAGGAAAGCTAACACTCCATCCATACTCTAGTGCATCGTCAATTAATTTTTGTCCTGCACTATCTCTGTCTGGCACTAGGACGACTTCTCTAGCAAGTGTGTCAATAATTTCTGCTTGTGTCTCACTGGCATTGTTACTTAGTACGCCAACACCACCAATACACATTGCATCCAATATACCTTCTGTTACAATCACAAACTTTGCATTGGGCAACTGATCATCCATGCCATAAACATATCCAGTATCGTAACTGTTGTGGTACTTGGGCTTGCTGTTTTCATCTGTTGATCTTGCAGTGTATCCTACGAGTTTGTTTTCATATGTGCAAGGAATAATAAAACGCTTCCACATACCTGCAGGCTTTGTGTTACTGTATAACAGTTTGGTGCTGTCTAGTCCTCGCTGTGCTACATAGTCTTGTACTGCTTGTGGTGCACGATCAAGTGTTACAACATTGTCTGGTAGTGGACGAGGCTTAAACTCTATAAAAAACTCTTCGTCAAGTTCTTGTTCTATTACCACTGTGTCTTTGATACGCAGTGCTTCAATATTAAGCATACTGCGAGTATTTTCATCCACACCTAACCAAGCAAGTAGTTTGCGCATTTTAAAACTGATGTGTCTGCCTGGTTGCCAACCTGTTTTAAAGTTGCAGTTAAAGCAGTGATAACTTATTGCTTCACCATTAGCAATAACGCCGCCTCTGCTACGCTTATCCATGCTTTCGCCATTGTGATGACAGCATACAGCATTAAACGAAATCCACCCATTAGTGGTACGCTTTTGCTTGCCTGGTAAGGCATCAATAACTGCTTGTTGGATACTATTCATAACTGTTATATTATACGTTCTTTTGCAAAATCATGCAACCTAATTGTAAAATATTCATGCCCTAGTTCATTGGGATGGCCGCCACTTGCAAATAAATCTAATCTGTCATCGCTCTGCTGCGCATCTTTAAGAACACTTTCCATTGTAAGTCCGTCTAAAAAGTAGTTATCGTAACCTGCAGATTTATGTTTACCCAGTGCATTAAACTGTAGTATAGGAATGTTGTGTGATTTGCATACACTGTTCACAAATAATTTTGCTGCATCAGTCCAATAATTATGGTCAACGTTGCTGATAATCCAATCCTTGCGACTGTGTAAAAACTTTTCATCATTTCTTACTGTGTTATTATGCGTCCAAGTTTCGTCTAACCAGCTGAATCTCTGAGGTTCGCTCCAAGCAACACACACTACTACACTTTCGCTGGGATTTCTATTGTTATTAAACCAGTCAGCAAACTGATACTGTATAGCATAGTTACTGTTAGCAGGCTCTGCGCGATTGTCCCAGGTTGCATCTAGTAGTTTGGCTAGTTTCCCTAACCAACAATGCTGTTCTCTATAGCGAGTGTTTGCGTAATGACGATCCCATACCATAGACTGAGATTCTTCATCAAATGTGTTATCTAGTTCTGGATCTATAAGTTCACTACCGTAGGTAAAACTACAGCCAAAGCCAACTAACTTCACGGTCTATATAATACTTGACTCAATGTTCCTGAGGTAGTTGTACGCTTAAAACGCACTGCACTGTATACGCCTGTAAAGTTAATGTAGGCGTTAGCAGTTTGTGCAGTATAGTTTGTTGTTGAGATAGTTGTAAAATCAGCGTTTTGAATACTATTACTTGGATTAATTGAGCCCTGTATCTCCAGGGTGCCTGTGAACGCACTGCTAAAATAAACCTGTGCAGTGTGTTGTGCTGTGTTGCGAT